AACTTTGGGTCTTCAATACTAAGACTCGTCAGCTTGGCCGCTATGTTGGTAGCAACATTCAGTTTAAGCGTTCGAGCCTCCTCAACATCGATATTGAGCAGTGTGTGTCTAAGAAGCTTCGGAAGCCTGAGGAGTTCCTCAAGGTTGTAATGAATGCATCTAAGCCTCAGCTCAACAAACAGTTCGATGCTATTAAGGCTGTTGCTAAGCCGATGAATGGTCGTCTGAATGAGTTCACTGTCCTACTGAGAGTCTGGTAATGCTTGCTACGTTGTTAGAGATCTGGGCATGGCTTGGGCGCTTGTTCTGGTTCACCTTTAAGGTTGGATTCTGGTTCTGGGCTCTCGTTATAGGGTTAATCGTTGGTGACTATGTGGCGGACAAATATCTATGAGATTAGTTTTAGGAATATTGTTGATCGTTGCTATTCTTCCCTGGGTTGTTGGTTTTATCATAGGATTTACAAATGGCTTCTAATACGTTTTCTGTATTTGTTCGGAACGCCGACGGCGGCATCATTGAGTTCTTTGACCTCTCTAAGATGGAGGCCTTGAATCTTGTTAAGGAAATGAAGGAAGATGGTTTTACGGAACTTGATATGGTTCCAACCTACAACACTCCTCTGTTCACTGACACATTAGTATCGAAAGAAGAAGAGGAAGATGGACTTCTCGAATAATGATAATGTCGTTAGTATGGCTGAGTTTCGTAGAAAGAAACATGAGCCGAAACTAAAGAAGACAAAGGATCTTGAACTCTTTGTAGAAGGTTACCATGAGGCTGGACCTGAAGCCATGGCAATGTTTGAACGAGCAATGATGTTGTTCAAAGCATATGGGTTTGAGACCGAAGACTTCAGACGAGAAGACATATTGCTGTTGAGGGAAACCTTCTTTTCCATTATACTACGGTATAGGGAAACGCACCATCCTCTACATACGTTCGTGGAAGATTTTGATAAATACTTTAATAGACTTGAATTTTTCTTGGATTCTGAATGGCAGCATGCCGATGAAGATCCAGATGATGAAGGACCAAACATAGCATGATTATTGTTGACTTAAACCAGGTTATGATTTCTAACCTGATGATGCAACTTGGTAACCACACGGATGCCAAGATTGAAGAAGGCCTTGTCCGTCACATGGTCTTGAACGCCATCCGCTCCTACAAACAAAAGTTTGGTGAGGAGTATGGTGAGATTGTTATTGCATGTGACGATAAGAACTATTGGCGTAGAAAGATCTACCCATACTACAAAGCCAACCGAAAGAAGGCTAGAGAGGAATCGGATATTGATTGGACTTCGATCTTCGAATGCTTCAACAAGATCCGAGAGGAACTAAAGGAATACTTTCCGTATAAAGTACTGAAGGTAGAAACAGCAGAAGCAGATGACATCATCTCTACACTCGTCCATCACCATGGCGCCTTGCTAATGACTGGCAGCGCTCCTAAGATTCTTATCCTCTCTGGTGATAAGGACTTCATCCAGCTTCAGAAGTTTGTGAACGTCAGACAGTATGACCCTGTCCGCAAGAAGTACATCTCTCATAACAATCCAGATGTTTATTTAAAGGAACATATTCTCAAGGGTGACTCTGGTGATGGTGTTCCTAACTTCTTGTCAGCAGATGATGTCTTCATCTCAGGTGGACGTCAGAAACCAATTCGTCAGAAGAGCCTCGACCAGTGGGTCAAGCAAACGCCAGAGGACTTCTGTGATCAAAACATGCTTCGTGGCTATAAGAGAAACGAGGCGCTTGTAGACCTATCTAAGATCCCAGCCGAGGTCTACAATACTATCCTTGCTCAATTTAATGAACAAGAAAGTAAAAAGAAAGGCGATCTATTTAACTACTTCATTAAGTTCAAGTTAAAGAACCTAATGGAACATATTGGAGAATTCTAATGAATAGTAATGTATGTGACGTGCTCGAAGTTGCCAGCAAGGCAAAGACAAAACAAGAACGAGCTGATATCCTGAAAGCTAACGACTCGTTTGCATTAAAGAGTGTTCTTCAGCTTGCATTCCATCCTAATGTGGTTGCAGCATTGCCAGAGGGTGCACCTCCTTATAAGCGTGTCCCTGAACACCAGTATGATTACCATCGTGGTTATCTTCACGCTGAGGCCCGTAAGTTCGGCTACTTGGTAGACCAACCAGATCAAAACATCAGTAGAATGAAGCGCGAGAATATTTTCATTACCATTCTTGAAACTCTTCCTGGTCCAGAAGCAGATATGCTTATTTCTGCAAAGGACAAGAAACTACATAAGCTGTATAAGGGAATCACAGCTGATGTTGCTAAGTTAGCATTCCCTGATATCCTACCGGATGATGTCAAGTAAGAGGTTTATAGTTCCATGACGATCAAGAAGTATTCTCGTAACCAGCGCTTTGAGGATTATGAGGACCGCCCATCTAAACCAAAGCAGAAGGACCGTAGTGAAAAGCATATTCGTAATGCTTTAAGAGGACACGATCTTGATGCACTAAAGAGACTTTCAAGTGAAGACATGGAAGAAGACTTTTTTGATGATTACGACCTAGACTATAGGCGCTAATAATGATAGAACAATATGCAATCCACATTCTCTGGTTTTTCATGAGTTGTGTATTTGGTACCTGGATGTATTACCAAGGTGCAATGAAAGGTACACTGGCTGGCGTTAATGCAGCCGTAGTCTTTTTTATGATTCGAGGCAAGAAGCGAGAAGCAGAAAATTTTCTACATTTTGTTAATAACTTGACTGGCAAAAACTTCAAGATTGATAAATAAACATATGCCTACATACACTTTTGAAAACACCCTTACGGGTGAGGTCCATGAGGAGTTCATGTCGATCTCCGCACGAGAAGAGTACCTCGCTGCCAATCCTCATTTGAAGACCATTATCACACAGGCTCCGCCGATAGGAGATCCACACCGCCTCGGCCTTAAAAAGCCTGATGCTGGGTTCCGTGACGTCCTTAAAAATATTAAATCCAAGCATAAGAGGTCTAATATCAACACATGGTAAAAAAGGTAGTACTCAATGCCAAACAAAGCTCGGAAGAAACTTCGACTAGCAGTTAACGGTAACCAACATCAGCAAGGAGTCAAGCTACATCAGATATATCCAATAACAAAAGCGCAGCAGAAAGTATTTGAGTCGTTCTACAAATCTCATTTACTACTACACGGTATCGCAGGCACTGGAAAGACATTCGTCAGCCTCTACCTTGCTCTAAAAGAAGTTATAGAGCATAAAGCGTTCAAACGCATCGCAATAGTCCGCAGTTGTGTTCCAACAAGAGATATAGGCTTCATGCCAGGAACACTAGAAGAAAAATTAAGCGTATACGAGCAACCATATAGAGAAATCATTAATTGTCTAACCCAAAGAGTTGATGGGTATGACCTACTTAAAGAGTCTGGCGTAATTGAGTTTATGTCAACATCGTTTATAAGAGGTCTTACATTAGATAATACAATCATCATTGTAGACGAAATCCAGAATATGACATTTGGTGAACTAGATTCTGTTATCACAAGAGTTGGTGACTATTCTAAGATTATATTCTGTGGTGACTATAGACAAACTGATCTACAATCAACTAAAGACAAATCCGGTCTAAAGGACTTTATGAAGATCCTAAACACTGTAGCAGATGTTGACTATATTGAGTTTTTAGTGGATGATATTGTGAGATCAGGATTTGTCAAAAAATACATTATTGCTAAAACGGAATTAGGATTTGGATAGGGTAGAATTCGAATTAAAAACACACCTTTATAATTTTCCAAAGTTAGAAAGAATAGATGGTGAACCAAGGTTATACCTAACACCGGAGGGGGCTAAGCTCCCTTCGGTGACCTCTGTTACTGGATTCACAACAAAGGAAGGTATCCAGCAATGGAGAGCTAAGGTAGGTGAAGCTGAGGCTAATAAGATATCTAAGAAGGCTTCCAATAGAGGAACTGCTGTCCACAATTTGGCTGAAAAGTATATCCTAAAGGATGATGGTTTTGACACAGCCTACAAAAAGGCGATGCCAGATGCGGTCGACTTATTTCACAAAATAAGACGAACCTTGAACAAAAGCGTTACTGCTGTTCATGCTCTCGAAACGCAGATCTGGTCAGACTACTTAAAGGTCGCTGGTACAGTAGACTGTATTGGCATGTATAACGGTAAACTAGCCGTTATTGACTTCAAGACGTCTGCTAAGCCTAAAGAAGAAAGGTGGATTGAACACTACTTCATGCAGACATCAGCTTATGCCTGTGCCTGGTATGAGCTAACTAAAGAACCCATAAATAATCTAGTGGTTATTGTAGCAAATGATGTAGATTCGGAAGCACAAATATTTGAGAAAACTACATATCCATACTTGAACAAGTTTAACTTTGCCAGAGAGCAATTCTACAATCATTACGGATTCTAGCATGTCAAACACCGAACCAACAATCACGCCACCAGCTGAACCAGTTGTTAGTGGCAATACAACAGATTACGAAATTTGTGGCAATCCAAATCTGCTTGAGCGTGTAGAGATACAAGCTGAAGCCAATGGAGTGCAAACCTATGTTTATGGCTATGTTGACACAAGTACAAATACCTTCATCCATTCACATCAGATGGAATTAAAAAGAGGTAAGTTTCTATGAGATACTATGGTCAGAAACATATAGGTCATATTACGTTCTTGAGGTATGAAGGTGTTACAAATCAGTTTGCATATTCACTGCCACTGTCTTTTTCGAATAGTACATTCAAAACTAGAGCTGACATTTTATACCTTAATGAAGGCTCAGGTACTATGACTGTAACTGAATGTCAGAGCAATCTTGATTTAGTTGGTTTCAACTATCAACCTGGCACAGCCTATGTACCAGAAGACGTGTTTGGTAATAACACTGTAAGACTTCAATGCGGCAATAATATCCCTATCATCAATACTATTATTTTTAATCGTCGCCAGCTTGATCAGTTTGTAAACAACTATCCTGTAGATGTTAGTACCGTAACCGTTAGTGGATCATTTACAATCCCAGCGAATACATATGCTGCAGTTGTCGAAGGTACGATAACAGTATCTAACACTGTTGTTGATTCTAATGTAGATCTTTATATTCTCGGTAAGAGAGATGAAGAAAGATCCATTAGTGGCGATGGAAAAATAATTACATTTAGAATAGCATAACTTTTTAATTATATTATGACAAAGCTATATGCTATCGGCGATAGCTACACCTACGGCTTCAATTTTAGAGAAGAACAAGAAAGGGTAGAGTCTGTATGGCCTACGCATCTCGCCGAGCACCTTTCTGTACCACACAGCAATCTAGCTATACCAGGTGGTAGTAACTGGAGAATGGCAAGACTGGTAACAACCTTACCATTTACTAAGAATGATATTGTTGTTATAGGTTTATCGGATAGTAGGAGATTTGAATTTGGTGTGAGCCCCGATCACAAACCTCCATTACCAAATGTTCCTGGCGACATCAATGAAGTCGACGGCGAATTGATAGCAAAAAGATTCTTTAGTGCTCTTAGCGATAGAACTGTAGATCGCGACGCAAAAACAATTGTTGATCTGACATTTAGTAAATTCCGAAACGACAAATGGTTTGAGCGCATGCATATTATAATGTGCTCAGCTATGGCGTTTAGGTTACAGCAGATTGGTTGTAGGTGGTTGATGTTTGATGCATGGATGCCAAACTCAAGAATTGACATCCCAAACTATATTTTACCTAATGCAACAATGCACCAGCAATTGTTTGGCAATAGAAATGCAGCATTTGTACCGCCTCGCTACTGGAACAAAAAGGAGCACAAGATTATTGCCGACATCATACTACAAAATCTCCAGGGCACATTTATTGGTCCCACAAACTATGAAACCTATAACCCATCCACCGATTTAGATCAGTTCTACTGATAAATAGTCTCAAATCACTAAAAAGACTACATATCTGTATCTAACTTTGTTTAGACAGGCTAAAGACGTAATTTGTAAGCATTAGGATTCTAAGATGCCGGAAACAGTATCAAATACAATAGTACAATCGTACCAAGTATCTACAGAATCTGCTAATGTGGCTGCTGGCCAACCAAAAACTGGCTCCATGGTTTACTCTGACCCTGCCACAAATACCATTGTATTTTCAATTCAGACTCAAGAAAAAGTAGGAGAATACCTATGAGCTTTTACGGCGCACAAACATTTCGTAGTTTATTTTCAGTCCACAAGGATCTACTAGCAGCCAATCAACAACATCGCTTTGGCGGCGCCCATGCCCAGCTAGCCTATAATTTAGCTGATGGCACAGAAGTTCCGGTGACAACTCGTACCTATGGCGACGTTGTCGTTAATGTTATTGATGCAGCAGCAGACCAGGTTGTAAGCGTTCTACTGGTTGGTTTGAATGTTTCAACACCAGCAACTTTTGCAAACGCTGCATTAGTAAATGTAACATCCTCACACACATTAGCCTCAGATACCCATGGCGTTCTACTCGAAGGTTCTGTAACAGTTGGTTCAGATCCATTAGATGCGGATGACGAACTTCAGCTAATTGAACCAGGTTCAACTGTTGAGGGTAACGGTAAGCTAGTAACATTTGTGTTCACACAAAGCTAAAGTAAATGCCTTACTACGGTTTCAAAAGATATCCTGACTTCATAGTGCTAAGGAATTCACTTCCTGTAAATCAAATAATTACACCTAGATCAGCTGATGAGGATCTAATCTATAGAAGTCAGGATGGTGCAACCGTAACTGTAGCAGAGTGTGCGGCAAATGCAAGTCTTGTAGGCACTACATTTGGTCCAAACTCAATTGCCTACCCAAAACAATTGTTTGGCAACTTACCATGTGCACTTCAAGTAACTAGCAACAATGCAACTAGTATATCTTTGAGACTCAACAATAGAACGCAGAATGTTTCAGACGTAGAGCTTGTCCCAGTTGATTTTTCATATACTTTACCAGCAGGCAAGTATGCCCTAATTGTTGAAGGTGAGCTAACAATACCAGGCAGCAATGGCAATGTTACTGTTACTGCCGATGAAGACATTCATATTGTTGGAAGTAAACCAAGAGACATTCTAATTAACGGTAACGGAAAAATTGTGACGTTTAGAATTCAGTAAGATATTATCATGGTTGAACCAGAAAAATTTATTAAGATAACTGAAAAGCCTTTATCTGAGCGAAAGCAAGTTGGCTCAATAAAAGCAATTGACAAAAAGGGTAATGTCAGAGAGAGACCAATATTTGAAATCGAGATGGGTGTGTTTGATCCTGATGATAATTTACTACATAAAGTGACAGCTGTCATTTACCATATGGGCAAGCGCGTGTAATGATCGTAAATAATATTGTGAACTTTTATTTTTTCCGTGTGATTCAACATTATCTGTATAGAGGCACACAAGTTACATTTGATGATGAAGTCTTTTATTCATGTTTACCTATAGATGGAGGACCCACATTTAGGATGGGTGAGAACACTGGGGAGAATTCAGGAAGGCTTTTTGCACCAGGTACATTCATGGATCTTAGAAGTATAATTCAGTTTAAGAAACGACAAGCGTTTGTTATTGAATCTGGATACACATTTTGTTTTGCTATAACAGATAGAAATGCACAGTGGCAGTATATACACGGCACTGATCTTATAATACCATCAAACACACACGCATTCGTGGCAAGTGGTGGTATTACATTTGAAGATAAAGGATCACAAAGGGAAGCCAAAATACTTAATCTTGTAAACAGACGACCATACGAACTAAAGACAGTTGGGCAATCGGAACTAATACTGATACCATAGCGGAGTGTCAAATGAGACTACAGATTGATGGTGGGACAGAAATACACCGCAGGCATTGTAGACAGTTTGCTCGCTTTTTCTCTAATAGATTCTTCTCTAAGGATCTCAATAAACAAATTACCATTAGACTAAAGATCGTTAGAAAGCTAGAAATTAAATATGGCGATGAGTGCGGCCATGTTGAATGGATGGATAACAATAGACAACCAAGACGGTTCACCATCTGTATTAATACACCACCAAGGGTATCCCTAAAGTATATTATTAGTACCCTTGCCCATGAAATGGTTCATGTTAAAC